GCCAAAAGGCTGGTGCCCGCGCGGTCCTGCGGCGTAACCCAAGTGGTGCCGCCGTCCACACTCATTTCAAGGGTCAGGGTGGCGCCAACTGGCGTTGGCGAGCCAGGATTGGCCATCACCAAAAATGGCCCGTTGATTTCCACCGGGCCGCATACGTCATTTGCCGCAATCATATTGGCGTTGTTGATGAAGCGCGAGGCCACGTCACGCGGGCCAGATACTTGAAAACCCATGAATGCCCCCATGGAAAGGGCGGGCCTCGCGGCCCGCCCTGGTGGTTGTGATTAGTCGGTGTTGGTTGCCGTCAGCGCCAGCGCATCCGTCACGTCCACCACGCCAGCGGCGGAAATGGTCTGCACCACATGAAGCCCGGCGGTTTGCGGCACGCCGGAAGCATTGATCGTCAGGCGCAAGATGATATCACCAACCGAAAGAACACGGGCTGCGTCGTTGAAATAACCGCTGGTGTCCACGGTCGCGGCGGCGTCCGCGGTGCGATACATCCAAAGGCGCGGCACGCCCGGCACGGTTTCTGCGGTGCCATTTTGAATAGGCGTGGCAAGGCTGCCAGCCGGGCCAAGATTTCGTGCGATATAGGCCATGGATTAGGACTCCTGCGTGGCGATTTCGATGACGCCCAGCGCGTCAATTGCGACAGCGCCGGCCTTGATAAGCTGTGCGGAAAGCCAGCTGGTCTTTTCCGGCACATAATTCACTTCCAGCGGTTCATCATGGGCGATGGCCAAGCCAATCGCCTGCATGTCGAAGGCAAAGCAGCTGCGCGTGGTGGATGCCAGCGGCAGGCCGCCTTCGTCGCGGTCGTCAATGACGATGAAATCAAAGCCATACAGGCGCGGCAGCTTGCCGGTCTGCACAACGTATTTATCAACAAAGTCTTTGCTGGTGAAGCGCTGTTCTGAAGTAAGGTCTTCCTTGGCGCGCGCGCTAATCACCATTTTGCGCTGCCCTTCCGGCACGGCGCGCGCATCCATCAGGGCCATAGCGCGGCGCATTTTGGCATCGGTCAGGCCGGTGCTGGCAACGGCGATGTTGGCCGAAGCATTGGCAGCGTCCAGCGCGGCAATGATCATCTGATCAAGGCGGCGGCCAATGGCGCTGCCGATATTGTTGGCGAGAATGCTGCGTTCTTCGAAGTTGACCAGCTGCTTGTCCAGCTTGTCCGTGTATTCCGCCGCAATCCAATCGTTCAGCGTGGCGATCGCTTCGGTGTATTGGGCGTTCATCACCGTTACGTCAGTGCCGGGAAGGCGCGGCTGCGCTTGGCCGCGCCCTACGCGGCGGAAGCGCGCGGTGCTGCCCACCACGTTGGTGCGCACACGCACATGCGGGCGCAGCGCGCCAGCGTTCTGATATGCCGCTTTTACCTCGGCATCGAATTCAATTTGAGCAATTGCGGAAAGGGCCTGCACCATTGCTAAGCTCCTCTGAAAAAAACGTCCTCACGTTCGTTTCGGATGAAGCCGCTGCCGGCGGGGTCCCTATGGGATAAGCCCGTGGTGTCGCGGGTCCTACGCTTGGGGCTGTGCCGTCGCCCCCGTCACGGTCTGTTCATTGTGCTTTTCTGCCAAAAGGCCCGGCGGGTTTTGCAGCCCCGCCGGGTAGGTTTGGGAGGAAAGCGACATGGAACACACAAGCCATGAAATACACATATCCCACCGCGTCGGCGCAAGGGGGTTTTTTGCTACATTTTACAAAAGGCCGCGCCGGTCGAGTTCATGCAGCGCGCGGCGTGCGCGTTCAATTTCTTCATCCCCGCCGGCTTGGCCTGCGTTCTTCTTGGTATAGCCTGCGGTCATCAGCTTATGCGCGTCTTCGCGGGTCATATCCGCCCCGGCAAGAGTATCCAGGGGAATGGGTTTTTCGCCAGTCTGGGCGCGCAATTTGGCCAAGGCGCGAATGCCATTGGCATTGCCCGCTTGCAGCAACGCATTGGCTTCGCCTTCGGTCAGGCTGCCGCGCGTTTGCATGCCCTTGATCCACGACTTTATGTCGGAAATGATCAAATCCGCATTGGGGCCAAGCTGCTGCTTTTCGGTCGCCCGGGCCTGTTCACGCGCGGCCTGGTCTGCTTCTGGCGATGCGGCGGGCGATTGCTTGGCGCGTTCGATCTGGTCTTGAATATAGGGGGTCAGGATCGCGGCAAGCTGCGCCTGGCTGACGCCTGCCTTATGCGCACTCTGCCGCACCTGCTGCCAAAGCGGATCATCCGCTTTCACGATTTCCTCATTCAAACCTTCGACTGTTGGGAAAGCGTAGGCGTCCGGCGTTTCCGGCGCGGCGTTGGTGCCCTGGCTAACTTTCTGGCGCAAATCCTTCCAGCTTTTGGCCATGGCTTCAATGCGCGGTTGGTTGGTGGCCGGGTCCCAAAACTGTTCCGGGATATGGTCTGGCCGGGTGCCAGGTGCGGCCGGTGTGGCGCTGGGCGGGGTATCTGGCGCGCCATCAAACAAATTCAGGTCGTCGGCGGGCGGCGGGGGCGCGGGCGCCGGGGCTGGCGCGGGCGCGGACGCCGGGGCAGCTTGGGGGGCGGCGGCGCTGGGCGCGGGCGGTTCGCTGGTGGTGGCGGACATATCAAGCGGCCTTTCCAGGTGCGTAAGTGAGGAAATGGATCAGGTCGCGCAAGGCAGCCTTGCGGCCTTCCAGGTAGGCGGTGTGCGGGAATTCCATGCCGGGCTTGTAGCTGTCAGGCGTTTCGCCTTGCAGCACTAGGCCAAGCGCATAAATTTGGTTCGGGTGCGCCAGCGCGCCGATAATGGCGTTAGCCTTTTCCTGCGCATCGGCCCCTTGTTGCAGCGCACGGGCTGGCGCCCTGGCGGCAATGGCGCCTTTCAAGAAATCTCCTGTTTCACTCATTACATTGGCTCCGGGGTGGGTGGTGGGGTGGTGGCAGCCTTGGCAAGCTGGCCGGCTACCTGGGCCATGACTGGGCTTTGCATCAGCCCCATCATTTGCTGGTTTTCCTGGTTGGCGCCCTGTTCATCGCGCAAAGCTTGTTCATCCGGTATTAGCTTGGCGGGCACGCCGGATCGTTCCGCAAGCCAGCGCCCGGCCTTAACCGGATCAAGGCCCGCTTTCACCATTTCCATGCCTGGCTCGCCAAGGCTCATGACGCCGGCGGTGAATTGCATCACCGATTGAACATCGGCCACGTCTTGCGCGCGGGCCAATGGGCTGGTGGTTTTGGTGCGGATCAGGTATTGTTGCAGCGCTTCCATCACGCCTTTGAATTGCGGCGCGGCGAATTGCCCGGATTCTTCGAGAATATCCATGCAGCGGGTGACGGTTGGTTTTACGGCGTCAATTTCCAGCCGGCCAAAGGCGCCAGTGTCTTTCTGGAATTCCCGGACCCGTTCAATGACTTCCGTGGCGGTAAGCCCCACCTGCACTTCCGGCGGCAAGGGGCTGTCAAACAGAATTTGCCGAATGCTGGTTTTCAGTTCCGCTTCCATCATTTGGGAAATGTCAAACCGCGCGGGCATTTCCAGGGCCTTCAAGCTCTGGCCCATGGGTCCGCCATTGGACCGCACCGGGATCAGCGCATTGGGCTGGATTTTCACCGCGTCCACATTGATTACGCCATCATCCATGACTGTCCACATGGGCGTGACGGCAAAGCTGGCGCTGATCAGCGCCAATTCGCGCAGCTTGTTCAGCGTGCGGATATCGGGCAGCGCCATAGTCAGCGGACCCCGGCCATAGGTTTCGCCCGGCGCCTTCATCCAGCGCGTGATGACCCATGGATTGGTGCGGTAATAGCGCTTGACCAGTTCGGTTTTTGCATCGCGCAATAGCACTTGAAAACACCATTTGCCTTCTTCGGCGTCATAGGTGGTGCATTGCAGCAACAGAATTTCATCTTCCGGCGCTGTGCGGATTTTTTCGTGAATCTCGCGCGGCAGGTTTTGGGCGTCCGGGTAGTGGCGCTTGATGTTTCGGGCCGCGATGCGCTGGCTGTAGAACACGCCTTCGATCACACCAAAGGGGCCTTCATCAAAGGCAACCAAGGCGGCGGGCACGCTGGTAAAGCGCAGCAATGGGCCGTGGCTGCGGCCTGATGCAAGCCTGCCATTTTCGATCAGAATAGCCGAAACGCCAGCGGCCAAATCATGCGCGGCTTCGTGCATGCAGGGATCGAAATTGGATTGGCGGATATGCTTGAAAAGTATTTCCGTCAGCCCTTGCACTTCTGCCCGCAAGCGCTTGGTTTCGTCTGTGTCTTCAATGTCTTCTGGCAGGGTCAGTTCTGCCCAGCGCTGGCCCGGCGGAAACAGGGCATTGCAAAGCCGGGTGGCAAAGCGCGCGGTCGAAAGCATGGCCGTGCTGTCATAGACTTCTGAAATGCGTTCCTGGCCGTAGCCATAGCTGGACCAGGCATCCCGTTCCGGCATGGCGTAGCGGTAGCATTCGCGCATAAGCGATGCGAAGGCATCCCGCTTGCGTTCGGCAGTCTGCGCGCGCTTGATCAGCGCTTCGGGTTCCATAGACATGGATCAGGCCCCCAGCGCGGCTTGCATTGGGCGCGTGCCGTCTATGATCCCGACTTCATCCAGCAATAGGGAATTGCGCCCCGCCATGCGGGCAAGCCGGGCGCGGCGCGCTGCTTCGGCGGCGGTTTCCCCGGCATTGATTTGGTCTGCCTGTTCATTCAGCAAGCGCGCCTGGGCGGCCTGGGCGGCAAGCTGTTCTGGCGTGGGTCCGGGGATGGCGGGCATTTTGATGCTGGGTAGCGGGTTCCAGCGTTCGGTCATGTTGCCAACTGCACGCAGCGGCTCGCCAAAACGCCAATCAACTGCTTTTTCGATAGGTCTGAAGATATTTCCAAAATTGAAACGCATGATGGCCCCCTTAGCTGTTTGCGGTTGGAAAAACATGGCTTGCGCCAGCGCGGCGCAAGTGGCGGTAAAGCTGGTGCGGCGTGACAATCCAGGGGCGGCCAATGCCCAGCAGCGCCTTCACGAATTCCACGCAGGACATTGGGCCGCGCATCATGGCCTTTGGGGGCGGGCGGGTTTCGTCCACCAACAGGATCAGCGCGCCATGCTGTTCCTGCAAATTGCGCGCGCATTGGCCAATGCTGACATTTAGAAACTCCACCCGCGCATAGCTGCCAAGGTGTTCGGCTATCAGCGTGCAATCCGGCCCGGCATAGCGCAGCAAAAGGCAATGCCGCCAAGCGGGATGCAGGCGGCGCAGATACCAAGGCTGCCGCAAGCCATTCATTTGCGTTGGAAAGCACACAAAGGAATAGCTCGCGCCAGTGAAATCGCGGCTTGGCAGGGCGGGCAGTGTGATCATCGCGGGCGGAAGGTGGTGGCCATTTCGCCACGCTCGGGCGGTGCCTGGCGGTGATTGGCCGCGCCCGTCCGGTCATGCTGCGCCTTGTATTCCAGCAACATGGAAATTGCATTGGCTGCGGGTTCCTGGCCAAACAGGGCGGCGCGGCGCTGTAGCCAATCATAATGCCGCAAGGGCAAGCGCAGCTCCACCGTCACAAAATCCACGCCTTCTTGCGGCTGCGGATCCGCAAGGGCTTCATCATTGGGTTGCGTCGGTTCGATATTCAGGGGCATGTCAATTCATCCTTTGGGTTGCGAAAACATTGATCTGCGCTGCGCGCAGAATAGGCCTTGTTGCCTGGGCGCGCTTTTGGCCCCGGCCTAGGACTTCGTGATAAGCGCCACCATCCAGCAGCGCGTATTGATCAGCTTCCACCAGGTGCGATGCCCAATTCTTGGCGGGCTTGGTTTCCTGCCGCACCGTGCCGGCGCTGCGCACAAGCGGGTAGAAGTAATCGCGGGAAAGGGCCTTGCGCGTCAGCGTGCAAGATGGGTCAATCAGCAGGCCCGGCACGCGGCCATCAATCAGCCGCGTCATGGGCAAGCGCAGCGCTTCTTGCCGGGGGGTCGGGTCATTGGTGGGCGCTGGCGCCACGGCGATATTGGCCACGCGCGCAACCGTATCAATCCAGCTTGCTTCACCCGCGCGGGTATCCGCGCCATGGGCGGCGGACGGATCGGCATGCGCGCGAATGGCCAGCCCGCGAAAGCGGTCTGCCAGAATTTCGGCCAGTTCTTCGCCAAAACGATTTGGGCCGGTGATGCTGCCGCCGATTTTCTCATGCGTCGAAAGCTCGGCCAGCTTGCGCCATTGGCCATTGGCGGCGCGCTGCCAGAAGCCTGCCGCCGGTGTGCCGCCGGCGTCCATGCCGATGATCAGCGGGCGGTCCAGAATATCCAAAGGCTCCTTGGCCATATGAATATCATCATTGAATTCCTGATAAACCGCCGTGCCGCTTTTGCTGATGCCGGGCTTGTTATGCACCATGCGTCTGGCTTCATCAGGCTTCAGCACTTTCAGCATTTCGGCATAGAAATTCGCGGGCAGCACGCGCATATTTTCCGCATCGGGATCAAGCCCGCCTGGCTGGCGGAATAGCTTATGGCCAGCGCGCGGCTGATCCATGAAATCGGCCAATACCCAATTGTCGAATTCCGGGGCATTGCAGGTGCCCCAGGCGAGCTTAGGATTGATCCCAATGGTTTCGCGCGGGTAACGCCCGCACCGGGACCATACCCAAGCCAGCGTTTCAGGCAGCATCAAATCCACTTCGTCAATATAGGCGAAGGAACCTTCCCAGCCGCGCATGGCTTCTTCAACGCGCTGGTCGCCAAGGGCAATGAATTCCACCGTCATGTGAATAGGCAGGCCATCGCCGGGATGTGTCAGCGCCAGTTCATGCGTGGCCGGGTCGCCGGCACCGCCGCGCCATACGCCCATATTGCGCGGAAACCACTGGTTCCAGCTTGCCATGGTGGTTTTCTCAAGGTCTTTTTGCAGGCGACGGATGACGCCAAATTTGACCTTGCGCACCCCACTTGGCGCGGCTGGCCATAGGTAAGACATGACATGCCCGCGCATCAGCCCGGTTGTGGTTTTGGCGCTACCAACCGGCCCCATAAGGACGGAGATCGGGTTTTCATTTTCAAGGAAGGCCGCGCCAACCGGGCCTGGCGGTTCCCACAAGGCTGCGGTCATGGTGTGTTTGCCGCAGTGAAGCGCACTGCCACGCCGTCATATTCAAGCGGCGGCAGAAGCGCCAAGGCTTCATTCAGGGCCTTCACCGCTTTGGCTGGCTGTTGGGTGGCCATATAGGTTTTGGCCACCACGAGCAGCGTGCGGATTTCAGAAACGGCTTCCGGCACCATCATGATGGCTGCCCTTTTAGCGCCAGCGCTTTATGCAAAATTCCCTTGGCGCGCGTGATCTTGGACCAAAGGACACTGACGCCATGCAATTCCATTTCATTATTGGCGGCGGTATTAAGCTTTTCCACGGCTTCGGTGATCAGCATTTTATTGACAGATGCGAGCATGTGCTTGCCCGCTTCATCAAGCGGCACTTGTTGTTCACTCGCCATTCTCATTCCCCTCACCATCCAAAGCCAATTCCACCGGGATCAGCGCGCATCGCGCCGTCACGCCGCCAAAGCGCAAGGTGCTGCCATTGCTGGCGCCCTCCGCACTTTCCAGCGCGCTTTTCCAGCCGCCGGCGGCACCGCTGCGCGGCTTCCAATGCGTGTCCCGGAAAATCTGCGC